GACGACGCTATCAACGCCCAGGTCAAACTCTTGACGCTGGGTTATGAGATGCAGGTTCAAGTCACCCGCCAGGTTGAACTGGACGCCTTTACCGCCGAATACGGTTTTGATTTCGTCTAAAACGGTTGACAGGCACAATCTATATGTTAATATATACATATAGGAGACAGGCATGACCACGACAACTGCGAATAAGAAGAACGTAACTCTTCCGGTGGGCTTTGAGACAGATCCCCGTGAAGATTTTGAGGCTCGCGAGAAGTTAACCACCGCTAGAGTCTCCCTGCTTATTAAGCAGCCGTTTTTTGGTAATATGGCCACCAGGTTACCGTTGGTTAATGCGGATGACTGGTTGCCCACCGCCGCTACCGATGGACGCTATTTCTACTACAATAGCAAATTCATCAACATGCTTAAAAAGAAAGAAGTTGAGTTTCTTTTTGGGCACGAAGTTCTTCATAATGTCTACGAGCATCTTGGTCGTAGCAAGATGAACAAGCATGATAATAACATTGCCAACGTTGCGGCTGACTTTGCTGTTAATCGTGACCTCGTTGAGAAGAAGATTGGCAAGCTCATTACTACGGTACCCGCTCTGTATGATACCAAGTATCATAATATGAGCATGGAGGAGATCTACGATCATCTCTTAGAAAATGCTGAAAAAATTGACCTGGAAACCTTGGTAGACATGTTGCTGGACGAGCATCTGGAAAGCGACGATGACCAAGAAGGCAACAGTGGTTCCAATGGTCCCGAAGAGGACAAAAATGGAAACCTTAAGAGTCGAGGCAAGCCAAAATACAGCGAAGAAGAGCGCAAGAAGATTCGCGATGAAATCAAGGAAAGCCTCATTAATGCTGCCAAGCAAGGCAGCGGTGCCGGCGACATTCCATCTGGCGTTGCTCGCATTATCAAGGACCTCACCGAGCCCAAGATGAACTGGCGAGAGTTGCTCGCACAGACTATTGAAAGTACCATTAAAAGTGATTATAGCTTTATGCGTCCAAGCCGCAAGGGCTGGGGCATGGATGTTATTCTTCCTGGCATGGTTCCGGAGAACACAATTGATATTGCGGTTGCTGTGGACATGAGTGGCAGCATCAGCAATGATCAGGCTCGCGATTTCTTCAGCGAGATTAAAGCCATTATGGATAGTTACACCGATTTCAAGATCAAGCTTTGGTGCTTTGATACGCAGGTTTATAACTACGCCGAGTTTGATAACACAAACATCGACGACATCCTTGCCTACGAACCACGCGGCGGCGGCGGCACTATGTTTGAGTGCAACTGGGCTTACATGAAGGAAAACGACATACAGCCTAACCGCTTTGTTATGTTCACAGATGGCTATCCCTGTGGTAGTTGGGGAGACGAAAACTACTGTGAAACGGTGTTTATCATCCACGGTCCGGAAACTATCAAACCACCGTTCGGTAATTGGGCTTACTACGAATTGGCTAAAAAATGATCTAAAAACTTATTTTATCTCTGATAAATATATACGTATATTTAGGAGATATTATGAGTAGGCCAAAGCCCGTTGTTCTCATTGAAAAGGTTGATAAAGCAACCTACAAGGCAGAACAGATTTTGAGCAGCGAAGGTATTTGGAGCGTTTACTATAAAAACCTTCCAATTAACCTTAAGAGCCAGAATTTGCTAACCTCTTATCCTGGGCCCAAATATAAGAAGGTTAGCTTTAGCAATAAAGGGCATGCTGTTAATCTAGCAAAAAAATTAAATAAAAAGTTTGATTGCTCTGACTTTAGTGTCGTATTCCTTACCATTGGGGAAACCATATTTCCATAACCAAACATCAGTACACTGAGATGTTTGTTGATAATGGTAATCTACAATTACCAACCAACGAACACTACAGTTTCTTTTGGCAGAATATCAGAGAAAATGGTGGTCTTAGACTAAATGACAATGGTTACCATTTTTTAGTCAATGCCCTAGATCTTGAAACTTATATAGTTGATCTACGGGAATACCATATCACATATAAATTCTTATTAGAGCTGGATAAGTTTATGAACTGTCCGTATTATATAATACGAGGACGCTGGCCAAAGATCATATTGTTCAGTGAACAAACTTATTTTTGGTTAACCTTACACAACTATGATTTTAAAACTTTTCTAGAATCCTACAAGAATTAATTTAAAACTTGTTTGAAACTATTTCAATTTGCTGAGGCGTGGCTAGTTCACGCTCTAATTCTATAACGCGATCTTGCAGGCTCATAACATAGTTCACCAGATTAAGATATTCTTTGACCATGTGTTGGGCATCTGATCTGTTTACTGAAATACTAGGAGTGGATCCAATGGTAGCCTTTTTTACAAAATTATCGAGATTACCTAGATGAGGTAGCTTCATGATACTTTTCTCAGTCTTTCTTTCATTTCTAACTTGGTTTTGAATGGCCCTAGGTATTCGTTCTTAGCAATAGTAATTAGTTTTGGACAAAACGCCGGTCGCCAACCCAGATCAAAATTGATAATATAATAGCCAGCACAAAAGAAACTTGTGCTTTTTTCTTGTTTGGTGTAAATAGGAAGCTTACGCTTGAGATCATAGATATCATTATAAGGTTTGTTTTTGCAAGGATAACCATGCACTTCAAATTGTTCTGATTCAGATTCTACCTTTGCAATTGATTTATTAAATTCAATTCCTAATTTTTCTTTTACTGTTGACAAACTTGAATACCTGTAATTTTTTTTATCCATGGTTAAAATAAATTCATTACCGTGGCGTAATGTTCCTACTTTTTCTCCATTCCGTTCAATGATCCAGAACTTATCGTCGACAATTGATCTAGCTTGTAACTTCATATGAGTATCCTTGCTGCAACCAATCAGCATATTTAACAGCATCTTCTGCTAGTCGGTTTAATTCATATTTGCCGCAAAACTTTAAAAACTTTGCTCCAACCATACCGCTGTGCTTTTTTACAGATTGAGATTGAATGCACTGGTCAACGTATTCTTTAATTTCATTGGGTTGAGCAGTTAGATCAACCAATGTACGGTTGCGCTCGTAATCATCCAACACTCTGTGTTCATTGCCATTATGATCTACCCAACGCTGTAGCATTAGATTATTCCACGCATATCCCTTGCTATTACGATCTTCAAATGCTTCAATTAAACCAACTTTATCTTTGGTGCCTTTTTTTCTAACACCAGGGTATGCGCTAAACACATTATCCGTGGGATCTCCGCGCATGCATTTTTCAAACAATAGCCACTGTGGGTTGGGTATTTCTTTTGGCTCTCCGGTTTTCTTATCTTTTACGGGTTTGCCATAATCATCAAAAATGCCATCCACTGTGATCATATGATTTTGAATGCCATTATACTGCCGTACATCGCTGCTGATCAATTGAACAAAATCAGTGTCACTGCTTACAATAACATGTTTGTCCTGTGGATGTAAAGCAATCCATCTTGCAATAACATCATCGGCTTCTGCTATATCACAGCGTACCACGCTGCAATTGGTACTTTCTTTTAAGAAGGTGCATAAATTATCATAGGTTTCCCAGAACAATTTATCTTCTTCAATCTCGGTGTCACTGAGAGCAGCCCTTGCTTCGGATCTATTACGTTTATAAGCATCGTAATAGTCCTTACGCCAACTGCGTCCTTCGAGGGCAAAAATTACATGATCTGCTTCTGCGATACGCCAGGCCTTGTTTACTGCACTTAGGGTAACATGAATACTAAATCCAAGCCGAGTCCATGTATCCATGCCACGATGTGCTACATGGCGAGCTCTAAAGAAAGTGTTTGCAGTATCAACTAATAGATATGTGGTCATACCTTCCTCGGTTTATAGGGTTTAACTTTAGTCTTAATCGTCTTTATTATAGTAGAGTTTTCAACCGTAGTCAACCGTGATAAAAGGAAATTAGCCCAGGCAGCGTGGGCATCTGGCCCAAAATGATAACTGGTATTGTTGACCGTTTTGTAGCCGTGATTCCTTAACCAATTTGTAAAAGTAAATTCGCTGTTGTATGGCGCAATAAAAGATTCACCCCATTCTTTTTGCTCACAGTTTTTAAACTGGCTAAAAGAATTAAAAAAGATATGTCTAATATTCGCGGCGTTTAGTTCGCTGTGTAATTTAAATATTTCTTCGTGCCAAAATTGTTCTTTGCGAACCAGCGTTTCTGTGTTTTGATCTACAACCCATTGCTTGTATTCTTGCTCGAGCTCACTGGGAACAATATCTGTTCCTCCGGCAGTAACCTGATACCATTGATTTCCATGGTACCATTCTTCTCTTTCCCAGCTGGTCCAACCAATGATAATAATAATGTTTGCTGAGTTCCTATTTTTTAAAAAATCTGTGGTAGTTCTTAAAATTCTAGCATTGCTACTAGCACTTTCAGCATCCAACAAAAAACCTTGATTTAACGCTCGAGCAACCTTATATCCATAGGTCAACGGAATCGCTTCTGGATGTGCTGCTCTACCTCGCGATAGATATCTTGGATCATCGTTTGCGAAACAGTAATCTTTAACAAGTTCTGCTCCGGCGCTGTTACTATCACCGTTTATGTAAATCATTAGACGGCCTTTTTGCCTTTAACAAATTCTTCCTCGATATATCTCTGGAGTTCGTGATCTGTTACGTTCTCGGGTATTTCATTTTTATAAAAAAGTCTATAACTGTCAGAACCGTACTTACCAATACCGTATAGTTGTGTAGCGTCCTCACCATTCCAATAACCAAACTGTTCACTCATGCGATATAGTCTTTCTGCCCGAACGTGTTTCATACCAAGCGGAGCAATTACTTGTTCAATTTCACTGCGTGTTGCGTGTAGTAGACTTGTGTGTGTAGGCCACTTGGAAAAGAACTTAGGTAGCACTGCTTTAACTTGTTTGCGATTTGTTAGATTTAGACAAATCACGCCAACCATATGTTGCCATACACTGCCAACTTGTTGTTGTACCATCAGATTATCTAGCATTTTATTCCTTAAGCCTTTCTAACCTATGCCATAAAAAATCTATACCAACAACAGCAAGTAACAACCCTGCAGGTTTTACATAAAACCAAACATAAGAGGTAAACCAAAAAACAAAAACAGGTATCTAGCCATAAATCTTAGATAATTATCTATTCGATCGGGTTCAACAGGAGATAACATTATTTGTATTCTGCCTTGCCGTTGCCAAGATCATTTCTGGTAACCATTGCTTCTTCTTTTTCGTAGGTTTCTAAAACTACATTCCGACAAACGTCTTGGAACCAACGATCAACCATATCGTTTTCGTTGTCATCCTTGTAACCTGCTTTCCACAGTTGTTTTACAAAATGTTCATTCCAATCAAGTTCAAAGGCACCGTTGCCTGTATTTTCAGGATCAACTTCAAAGCCTACTATAGATACCCACGGCTCGCCTTTTTCGGTAGCAATTTCTTTTGCTGTCTTTTTAGGTGTTTTGAGTTTAGGTTCTTCAATTTTTTTTGCAGATCCTAGCCCAATCGCCTTACGTGCCGACTCTAGAAGTCCCATTCTACTATTTCTCCTGTGTGTATTTCAAATTCGTGTACATTTTCTGGTGTTCTTTTTCCTGCTAGCACTGCTGCTGCTCTTATTGTATTTCCATGGCAGACAATTATATGTGGTAATTGGTTTAACGAATCCTTTTTAACAACTTTTAAAAATTCATAGACCCTGGCCGCGGTGTCCTTTAAACTTTCTCCGTGTTTTGGTGGTGTATTCCACCCTCTGCGAATTTTAAAGAATTCTTCATCACCTAGCTCGCTGCGAATCTGATCTTTATTTTTTCCGCTCCAGTCGCCATAGTCTCTTTCTCTGATATAAGGACTAATTTTTATTTCATTAGGCCACTGTGTTTTTTCGCTGATTATATTTGCTGTATAATAACTTCGTCTAAGATCGCTGCACCAAAGATCATGAATATCCGGATATCTATGCATTAGCAATTCTGCCACTTGATTCGCTTCCGCAACTCCTTGTTCAGTGAGCAATGGATCATGAAAACCTGTGCTCAAGTTTTGAGCATTGTATTCACTTTGTCCATGCCTAACCCAAACAGTTTTCATAATCCTGATTCTCTAAGTCTCTGTTCTAAATCTTTTAGTACTGGTTTTACTAGTTTTTCTTTTTTTAGTACGGGCATGCCAGTTTGTGTATCACGTTCCCCAGGCATTACCGAAAATGTCGACATGTAACCTGGGCGAATAACAATAACCTTTTTTAAGAGCAAGTTCCGCCACTGTTTTCCCATTAGTAAAATAACTCGATGTTGTGCCTCCAACAGCCATGACATAAACCGGCGCAGTAATACCGGCAGCTCTAAATTCCGCCACAGCTCGGTCAACTTCTCCCACATCAACATCATCACATACAACAAACTTGAAATACAGGTAGCTACCACGAATGTCACTGTAACTCCTAGCAATACTAGGCTGTATAGCATCATCCCAAGCATGTCCACTAACCGATAGCTTCGGGGAACATGACCATGTAACATGTAATTGTTGGTTATTGCTGAGGTAAGACTGGAAATTGTCCTGCAAAGGCTGTGTGGTGTTAGTTTCGAAAGTAACATTTTTAAGATCCTTCATTTTTGGATGTTCGAATAGTTCTGTATACATACGCTGCCAGCCCAACAAAGGTTCACCACCTGTGATAACCAAATGTATGTCTTGACCATTTTCCTGTGTCCATGATCCAGTGGGTGTTAGTGCTAGCAGTCTCTCTACCAGAGTGTCTAGGTCTACGTCATTCTGTAGATGTTTGAAAGCAGGATGCCAAGCAGCGTAACTGTCGCAGCCTGTTTCAATAAGTGGAAGTTTATCCACACTATCATATTTTTCTGGAAATACTTTGGTTGTTTCGTAAACAATGTCCGCTAACTTTTTATCAGTCTGACTTGTATCTGCATCCCTTGCCAGTCCAAACTTTGGGCAAGTAAAGTTGCAACCATACATACGCAGGAATACACTAGGAACTCCAACGAACCTTCCTTCGCCTTGTACACTATAAAATGCTTCTGTATATCTTATTTTCATTCGAACTCGCCATCTTCTCTATGCCCGACACGCATAGCCATATTTGAGTCGGTCTCTCTTACCTCAACTTTACAGCACCAGATGCGTTCTGCTTCCGTTTTGCCGTAGTTGGGCAAAAAAATTGTATTAATGTATTCATAGAGGAAGTCTGCTAAACCCTCGCATCCGGTCTTTTCAACTTCTGTGATCTTTGCTAGGCCCTTCTTGCCTAGTTCTAGTAGTGTGTCACGGTCTGGATCATCCTGTGCTACTAGCAGGGTGTGATCAAACCAATCTTCTAGGTTTTGTTTTAGTGGCTTCAAACCACCAAAGTCCATGCACCAGTTTCTAGCGTCTAGTGTGTCGCATTCAAACTCAAAATGGAAACTTAATGCGTATCCATGAATTAAATTACAATGACTGTCTGCTCTCCACTGCCTGTATGCTACTGGACCTAAGTGTCTATATGTTTTAGTACTAATATATTTTGCCATAATTTATACTCCTTGGTTATGGAGTGTGCGGAATATTTATAGAGGGAACGAACACCTAAGACCTCTTAGCGTTATGATACTATACTTATTTAGATTTAGCAAGTTTTTTATTCATTCTTTCTCTGAGGGCATTGGCTTCCACTGCTTGGAATGCCAGTATGCTACGCATTTCCTTGCACCTACGTTGTGGGCCCTTGCCAATGTGCGGAATGCTACTGTCAAAAGTAACCAGTTTACAGGGCTCATACTCGCTGGCATACAAATTATCTTCACCAGCAAACAAGGTTTCACCACCCCAGTTTCTTTCCCATGTTTTATCAGTATAAAGTACACCGGTAATGCTTTGTCCAAATACTGGCCAATCTGTGTGAAAGTCTCCGTCCTGACCAAACGTATTACTACTAGCCATGCTTCTAACCAACATATAGTTGTCAGGCGCTAGATCCAAAAACCGTTCCGTTAAAGTTTTAGCAATGCTAGGACATTCATCATTAAATTCGTGTTTGTGCACGTGATAAAATCCCTGGAACCACATTGGATAGTTTGGTTCAATTTGATCATCACTTACTTGGCCAAAACGCCATTTCGGCGCGTATACAATTTTCCTTAAAACATCAATGTGTTCGCTATCAGATATCCAATTTTTGTATTCTGTAAAAAGCATTACCACCATTCCTCGTAGGGAAAAACTACCCAAACATCTTCTTCTGCTTTGTTTATTTCAATACAGGAATAATTGATGTTAAATGGACTTGCTAGATTGTTTACAATAGTTGCAAAGCGAACACTGTTTCCCCAAACAGTATCTTCCATATTATAGACACTGGAATTCCAATCTTTCTTTATCCATTCTAACGTCGCGCCACTATCGTTTATGTCATCTACGATAAGGATTTTTTTGCCAGCATGAGCATCCTCTGCCATCCAGCAGTTGGATTCATTATCATATTCGCCATCACGTAGTCTAACATCCAGGGTGTACATCTTAATACCTGTTAGATGGCTCACTAGCACTGCCGGAACAAGCCCACCTCTAGTAATACCTACAATATAATCTGGCCTCCAACTATCAGCATACATCTGCGCTATGATGTTATGCACAGACTTTTTAATTTGTTTATTAGAAAGATACAACTTTTTCATTTCTGACCTTTTGTTTCCGCCATTCAAAATATTTTTCATTGTGCATCCATTTGCCTTCAACAATAAAACCCCATTCCCTAATTTTTGGTCCCGGAATAAAAAGCGTCCATGCTGTAACCCCGGGTTTAAGTTCTATGCGATGTAAACTACGAGGACTACAAATCCTCGCATGACCCGGGCCGCGCCAAAATCTACCTTTAGGCGTTGTTTCCCAATAACCACCGCGTAGTATTAGTGTAAAGTAAGGCCATGGATGATCGTGCAGTTCGTCGGGGTCGCTGCTTAAAAACTTATGTAGGAAAACGTTGAATGGAAACCATTTCCTGTCCTTTAAAAAGAGGTAGTATCGTTCTAGGTAAGGTTGTTGACCCAGCCTATCTAGTATAATTTTCTTTCTATTCTTTAAAAATTTCATATTCGTAGTTATCCGTTTCACTATTAAGGTTAAGAATAAAAGCGCCATTGTTTAAATGGAATTTTTTAGCCATTGCTGTTTTTGGACTAAGTGTTACCAAACGTTTTATTTTTCTTTGTTGCTTTAGAATTTCAAGTAGATCAAAAATTATGTTTCTACCTGCGCCTGGTGCCTTACTCCAAACTGTGTAGGCAACTGCAATATCACCATGCTGTTCGTCTTGATGCGCTGCTTGACTGTAATAGTCTAGTTCTTCAACAGTGATAGGAACTTCATTGCAATATGCTACACAAACCGCCGCTTTATATTCTTCTCCCTCTACAAGAGCGTAAACATTACGTCCTGGACTAAATCTAAAATCTAAAGATAGTTCGGGACGAACTGGATCATCAACCACATTAAAGTTATATTTTTTATAATTATCGTGATTGATGATTACCAGTTTCATTCTAGTTCCTTAGAATTTTAAGTTTAGTCTTACGCCCAAGTTCCAAACATTGTTGTCTTCGGTACCGGCTACGTTGAACCTGCGTTCACCGAACGCACCAATGCTGAGGTCTTCTTGTGTATATTTTACAAAAATACCAGCGTCATGTTCAATAACTTTTGTGCTCGCATCCGCACTTCCCTCATTGTACAGGACCTGACCATCAAGTGTACGACCAGTTGGTACTTTATAATTCATTCTGCCACTAGTAATACTTAGCGGCTGACTGTAGGTAGCACCCATTGCCCAACCAGCCGCTGGTTTGAAACCAACACCAATACCCCAACTATCGCTGATCAATGAGCTATAACCTTTAATCAAGCTAAAGTCTTGGCTAGGTGTAACATCTGTCATGCCTAGTTGATAGTTACCAAAACCATAGATCTTGTCAGTAAAGTTATGTTTGATGTTCAGGCTAACGTAGTTTGTATTATGTCCTTCGCCTACGCCCATATAACCCTGTTGAATGTTGTTAAGAAACTTTTTTGTTTCCTGAACAAAACCTAGCCCAAAGTCGATCCTTGTGTCTTTGTTGTCAACAACTGCGTAGTTAATATTAGCGGCGTAGTCGCCTGATGCATCCTGATCCATCTTAACGCTGAAACTTAGACCCATGATTTCAGGGATGTTAAGATTTTGATTGCCACCGGCTAGGTTAGCATAACCATCGTAGCGTTGCTTACGATCATCGGCAGCAAACGCTACTCCCTCAACAAACCCTCCGGGCCTCGTATCAACCTTCTGGGTGTTGTTTAGATCTACGGTGTAATCGCGCTCGAAGCTGTCAAGTACCATTACCTTACCAAGAACAGCAAACGCATCACTGCTTACCGTGCCAAGTGCCGCACCACCAGACAATGTACCCAGCTCGGCCACAGCACCAGCAGTACGTCCACTTGTTGGAATGCCTGTAGCACCAACTGGCTGTGTAGCACGATCCAAGTCCAGCAAACCACTACCGTGCACACCAGGATTGTATCCAGGCAAATCCTTGCTAGCGGTGGTCGTCACCAATTTAACTAGGTTCTCGCCTTTCATGTGTGGCCACATTTGGTGCAGGATTGCCAAAGCTCCTGTAACCTGTGGAGCCGCCATACTAGTGCCACTTTTATCAACCGTACCGGTAGTGCCTGTCATGCTTGCACTTTGTACACTCATACCCGGAGCAAGAATATAAAAGTCCTTCATGCTGGCAGCATCCATACAGGTAGCAGTAGTTTCGTTATAAGTGGTACAAAGATGACCACCCTTCACACCCTGGACAATGTTATTATTCTGATCCCAGTTACCAACTACCAGCATTCTTCCACCTAGAATAAGCTGGCCATTTTCTGTGGCAGTTGCCATCTGACCAGTACCATAGACATAGTCTCGGTTTTCATTGCCAGCACTGTTCACTAGTACCTGTTCGGAACCTAGTGCGGTTGCCCATTGTTTTGCTTCACCTAGGGCACCATTGTATCCATTTACTCCATAATATGAGTTAGTGGATTTATAGGTGCCGTCGCCGGTAACAACGACGCTGCTACGCAAAGCACTATCTGATGCGTAGTTAGCACTAACGCTGTAGGCAATACTGCCTAGGTTAGCAGCCCATGCTGCACCCTGGCGAGCAAGGGTGAAGCTGTAACCTGTGGTGTCTGTTACCTTCACCACCGCAACATCAGCATCGAAGGCAACACCGTGCATACCTGTGCCATCCCTACGACCAGCAGCAATACCCAGAACGTGGCTACCGTGACCAACTTGATCCTGCATGCCAGCGTCAGCATTACCTTCGGCCTTTACGCCGGTTAGTGTGTTATAGGTATGTTTTACCGCATTTTTTAGGTCTGTATGTTGAGTATTATAACCTGTGTCTGCGATGGCAATCAGACTGCCCTTACCAGTCCAACCTCGGCTATAAGCAACATCTGCTTTAATAAGACTCTTAAAGTCGGTCCATCCACCAGCAGCACCAAGGGTAAACTCAGGTGTTTTAAAGTCCTGCGGATTTGTGCTCATGCCCGGTGTAGGAGTGCCCATGTCGGCAAGGTTCACGGATCCTGTGGTCTCCGTTGGAGAAGTTGTATCACCTGCTACTGCGTCTGTGGTGGTTTCACTCATTACCTTGGACCACTGGTCAGTATTTACAGTATTAGCAGTAGTAACAGCCACAACCGTTTCTCCACGAATGAGCTCTTCTCTGCCATCGGTCCAGATTTTCTTTGTAACCGGAGTGGTCTTTGTTGTGGTTGTAGTTATAACGGTTGCGGTTTGTGTATAAAACCGAGTAACAGTGGTAACCGTCTTACCATCCGCGGTTGCGGTTGTGGTTTTATCTTCGTAGGTTGTATTAAACACTGGATCGCCTTCTGAGACCTCAGTAACAACCTCGTTGGTCACTGTTTCCTGTTTAACAACGTGCTCGGTAGTAGAGCTTACAACACCCTCTGAAACCTCAACGATTTTTTCCTCTTCTACCGTGCTTACAATTTCATCAGTGGCGTCATTGGTAAAACTATGACCATCTGCGTAGTTATACACGCTGATCTTTGGGTACGTTTTTGTTGTGGTAATAGGAGTTGTTTTTGTTGTGGTAGTTTTCCTAATAGTCTTGTGAAGGATGCTGCCGTCGGCCTGTGTTTCATCTACGTTGCGATCCTCGTAGACATTTGTAACAACAGTTTCGCCGCGAGTAACAACCGTGGTTGGATCATTTTGTTCAGTAACAGTATATCCAATAACTGAAGATAGTTGCTCTTTAGTTACTTGTGGGGCGGCATCAAATGTCTGCTTGTTAACAATATCACGTTTATCGCCATTTACTACGCTGGTAGTACCATCACTAAAAACAGTGGTAGTAATGTTTTGAACGGTAATCGTCCATGTACGATCATATTCCATGTTTTTTGTAGTGGTTCGTATCCATGTAGCAGTTCGCACTAGATCGCTGATGCTAGAGCCACCAGTAACAGTTTGTTCACCGTTATTAACTTCTGTGCTTTTGATACGTTCTGCAGAATTTACAGCGCCACCTGTTGCTACCGTAACGGAACTTGTTGAAGCACTAATCACAGTGGGTTTACCGGCGTTAAAAATCTCAGTTTTCTTTTCTGTGATCTTAGTTTCAATGCTGGCTTTTGAATTGAGGAATTCTAAGCTCTTAGTATCATACGCTTGTCCTGCTTGAACGTTAGCAACGACTGGTCGTAAATCCTCTTTAAGGATTTTAATTACCGCTTCTGCTTGTCGCCATTCCTCGGAAGTTACTTTAACGGCAAGAAGAGTTGGATCCATGCTTTGTTTGTATGATTCCCAACTTGAAATAACCTTGTCAATTCGACCAACAACTGACCGGGCTAGTTGTTTGTCCGACTCAGTTGGATTTGTTAACGCACTAAGACTTGCACTAGAAGTGGCAAGGTTAACTACCGTTTCTAATTCACTGATTTGTCCACTGATAGCGGAAAATGCACTATTATTTGATAATGCACTCTTTACACTGCTGATGGCACCAGGACCGCCCTGGCAAGCCGATAGCAATGCTGTAGATGCCAATAATGCACTAATGTATGTTTTTTTCATAATAACACCTATGTTTCTAAAGCAACAACTACGATAAACTCGTAGCTTATACTTTATGATAACATGGTGTTAGCAAACGTCAACTGTTTTTAGATTATTTTTTTGGTACGGTTACCAAAACATCCCAGGCCGTATAGTGTTTTTGTAATTTTTTATAGTTTTCCCAGGTTTCTTTAAGTTCGGGATATTTGTGATGTAGTTCTAGGTCCACAAAGGTGCTGCCACTTTTGATAGCTTCTTTAATGGGGTCATATTCTATATAATCGAGAGGAAAATTATTATTATTTGTTGTACTATGTGTCCAGCCAGTACATTCGTCATAGTACAGATTTCCAGGCATGGTAATTTCTACCCTATTTTCTGTAGGATCGCCAAAATCTCTAGCGTAGACCGTTAGACCACCGTCCGGAGACTCGTATATTTTTGGTTTAGTATTGTCTGCTGACATTAGTAAACTCCCTTACCTCCCGACGATTGTTGTAACTTGATATTGTCAAAAAATTCCTTTTTTGTAGCCGGGTCATCTTTAAATGCTCCACGAAGAACGGTTGTCTGGGTCAACGAACTGGTTGCCATTATTCCTCTGTTAGTGCAACAACCATGTTCGCCACCAATATGAACTGCTACATCCTTGCTGCCAGTTGCTGCTTGAATTTCTCGGGCAATATCCATAGCAAGTTCTTCTTGTAGTGTTCCGCGTCTGGCACACCACTGTGCTATTCGTGTATATTTGCTTAAACCAATAAGAGTATCAGCGGCAATAATTCCAATGTATGCTACGCCGGTTACTGGTTGATGATGATGTGAACACATACTTTTTAGTTCACTACGCACCACCAGCATACCATCATATCTATCATCGGTAACATTTGGAAATGAGGTGGCATTGGGTTTTGGTTGATAACGACCACTCATAATTTCATTAATATACATCTTAGCCAAACGGTGGGCAGTATTCTGGCTGTTTGGATCATTAAAACGATCAATCACTAAACTATCCAAAACACCTTCGAACTTTTCAGTAAGTTCATCGATCAATAGTTTGTGTTCTCCATCATTGATAAATTCACTGATGTTATCACCGGCCCAGTAACGACCATTGGCTTGTTTTATTCGTTCTATGATTTGTTGAGATGTATTATTCATGCCCTGAAATCCTCTTGTTCTGTTATGACTCTGTAAATAATTTTTCAAAAATTGGTTTATGTTTGGTAGATACCCGTGTACCGTCGGTTTGTTCAAAGTATCTATGATATTCGCCGACCAGTTCTCTAGCCCGGCCAGTACCAGCCGCGCCAATAACCTCATCAATGATTTCGTGTATTTTGCTTTGTACAACACCGTGGGCACGTCTTGGAAAAAACATAGGAGGTTGCACATTATTATCATATTTGCCATTGGCTAGTTGTGTAGCATAAATGTGTGTCCAAACATTGTGTGCCATTAATAAAAAGTAACTAAAACTATCCCAGGATGTTTTACCTTCTTTTCCTACTTTATTTAGGTCACCGTCTGCATATATGCAAATATCTTTAACCGTGAGATTTTCAGTAACCGGGCTATCAAAAAATTTATCGCCGCAGCCCTCATTAACAAAAACTTGACCATATGGTGTTGTGTTGCTGCTGAATTTTTTATCATCAACACCTGGTTTCATTGTATAACTCCATTTTTGGTCAACGTTAATACGAATATCGTTGTATACCTGTCCATTGGCTGTTGCTAAGAATGGACTTGCACAATCATAGGAAATAGTAAATTCTGGGTTACAATGTTTCCTGACTGCACGTTGTATTGAGGTTAAAAGAACACTCCATTCAAGCTTGCTGGTTCCTAGGAAATGCATCCACTTTTGTTTTTCTAATAATCCATCGTCGATCATATCAAGTATTCTATTAAGCACAACTTCAATGCTGCACATATTTAGGCCACCCATGGCCCAACCTTCAAAATAATTTTCGTATTGTTTTGGATCAGAATACTTTTTAAATTCGTTGTACCAGTTTTTGCTTTCTTCGTGTGTTCCGCCCTGCAAAACATTTAGGACTTTAAAATTGCCTTTGCGATTCCGCATGTAAAATTCAGCATTTATGTGGGTAGCAGTTACAGCATCTTGATAAGACTCAATACCCGATGCTTTGGATGCTTTTGGATCACGGAATGTCCAGGTAGGAACATCCAGCATCATTCCATAATCCATGTATTCATCCATCCAGGCTACAACTTGTTCTCGTCTGGACTGTGCTCGCGGACATGTTGGATTTTTCCAATCGGCTTCCCATACACCCTTAGCAATTTGGAAACCTCCAGAGTCTCCTAACAGCCAACTTGTGCTGCGATCTCTATCTCTTACCATATATTCTTTTGGACTGTCATTGTTAATGTTTAGATCCGCATGTCCGGCTGAGTATAAACTCCAGTGATAGTTAAATAACCCTTGGGAAGATAGCCAATTTCCGGACTCGACTCCATTTGTAAAATGAGCAGGTATGCGACCCGGGTCTACATAATTTCCAGTCTTTCTTTGTTTACCAACGAAGGTAGCATAGAAACTACTAAGTGCTGGCAGGAATATAGCGTAGTCACTTTGATTGGCAGTTAAGTTAAGTTTTTCCATTGATTATATTATATAGGTTAATTTAAGAAAACGCATTAAAAAAATTATAGTTTAATTTTAATTTTGCTCACGTCAGGATACTCTTTTACCTGCGTATACATCATTGGCAATTTATCAGGTTGAGATAATAGTTCTATACCTTTAGCAGCGTCTTCCAGTCTCATGTTATAATGGAAACCTAAGTGCCAATAAATTTGGTCTTGCCATGGACTAATATTCAAGTATCTGCCATCGTACGCCATACATTTAAGCGAAATGTAATCAGTTCTATTATCTAATAATATGGCTCCACCGTGTCCTATGTGTAGACGTTTATCCCAACCAAAGCTCAAACATTGCCAAGCACCTGGCTTGTACATATTTTCATCAAATGCTCGAGCACTATCCCAGATATTTGTGGGCGCAATTCTATACTGGTGTTTCCAGTTATATTCGTGATCCCAATAAACTTGTAAACCAAGTTTATGCATGGTCATGGGTATGCTAATATATGTTTTTGGAGGAAGTATAACCGGGCCCTGCCATTTTTGATGGCGCAGGCAAAGTTCTACGGCATGAGTACAACTGTCAGTAAGAACAACATAAGGAGCACCAGTATACTCACTTAATAAGTTTTCAAAATCTTCAAGAACCTTATAATCCATCATGCCCTGTTATCTGTAGCGTATATCTATATTCCGTTCCTAGGTTAGCAGCCATATGTTCTGCATCGCCTCTCCACCAAACATAATCTCCGGCTTGCCAATCTACAATTGGTGTGCCTTCAATTTCAAAATAATGTCCGCTGCGCCAGTTTTCTAAAAAAACTATAATACGTTGGATTTGGTGTACACTAACCCCGAACAATTCTCTGTATTTTTTGTATGTGTCTCGGTGGTTAGGAAGTATAATGCCTGTGGACATTCTGTAAAAACTTGTACCAACGTTTTCTAAGCTGTACTTGTTTTTAAAGTATTCCACCATCTCATCTGTATACCAAGCCTGTGGTTTACGCATGTCGCAGAGTTCACCAACAAATGGTTGTTTGTATCCTTTTCTTTCCCAATTTATAATATCGTCGGGATTGTTGAAATTTTCTGCTTCGTAGTTTAGTAATTGATGATCATTATCCCACGAAGGTTCTATTTTATCTATGTGCCAATTAGCCACGTGTATTTCCGTATTGTACTAAACGATACTTGTTTTCCAAGTTCTTATACAATCGCCATGGATCAACAATAATGCTTTGTTCCGTTAAGAAACAATAAAAAGTTTGCTTTACAGATTTACTTGCTGTGTTATAGGTAACTTGATTACTGTGAGCTAGTAATACTACTGCTGTAAATGGTCCTTTGCTTGGGTTAGTCAAGGGATCTACTAGAATGGGATAATATCCCATTTCTTCACAGTAATGAGACACAAGTAAACTATAACTACCATCCTTATAAGGAACATCAGGTTTGTAAGCTACACCGTGTATGAGTATTGGAAGATCGTTTTCTTTTGCTAGGTCACACAAAAACTTTGCTAGGTTTCTTGCTTGTTGTTCTCTGCTCTGCATAATAGATTTAAATAAGTCATAGCCTAGATCTAGTTCTTGTGCCAAATAACGTAGTGCAATATTATCCCTAGGATGGCACGGACCGCCGTCGCCCATGCCCGCGGTCATATACTTAGGACCCATGATACGTTGTGTGCTTCTTGATAGTGCATCCGTTACAACATCAACATTCATATTACCCAATTTCATACTAACATCCTGGATCATGTTTACAAGACTTAGTTTAGCACTAATAAATGTGTTATAAAAAATCTTAATGCTTTCTGCTTCTTCCCAGGTTCCTACAACATAGCGTGGATTGTTCTCCATTAACTCCTTGTAAAAGTTAATAATTAATGTAGCATCGTCTGTATAGCTGCCGTTCTTTGTACCAATGATAACCATTTCTGGATTGATCATGTCCCAACTAACACTACCCATTGCTATTAGGTATGGGTTGTATATAAAACGAGCTTGAGTGATCAGTGGAGCAAGTTCTCTTCGAACCGTACCAGGCAGCACTGTGCTAATAAGTATCACAAGAGTATGTTCATTGGCATGTTTGTTTATTTCTTGTAAGCACTGCTTTACTTGACTGTAATCAAAGTCCTTGGGTTCAAGGTCCATGCACGGTTGGCTACCATCGTATTCCTGCTGATGTGGAGTTTGAACAGCAACAAATACCAGGTCTTTATTTGTAACTGCTTGCTCTAAATTAGATACTATGTCTACTAAGTTGCTGGTTTTTGGCTGTATATCGTATCCTGTTACGTCGTATTTTTGTGCCATTGCTTCGGCACAAGGCATGCCAAGTTTTCCTAATCCAATAAAACCTACTTTAAACATCTTTTATATACCATTGGTATGCAGATTTAATAATACTTTCTAAGCTATGAGTCGGGTGCCAATTTAGTACTGTGTTTGCACGAGTTGTATCTGCTACAAGAGTACTTGGATCACCAGGTCTAGGATCGCCATATTCTAAATCTACTCTAAGAGGAGTAACTGAGTTTATTGTTTCAATAATTTCTAGGTTACTGTAACCTCGTTTACCACCTAGGTTGAATATGTGAGAGCCGGGTTGATTATTAAGTAATTCAATACTATTTAGCACACCCAGGGCAATGTCTTCAACATGAACATAGTCTCGTACACAGGTGCCATCGGGCGTGTTATAGTTATTGCCAAACAGCGTAAATTTTTTTCCAGCAAGTGTACGCTCAATTGCTTTTGCGATAATGTGCGATCCTCCTGGGGCCTGTCCTAGTTCTCCGTCTGAGTCAGCACCAGCAACATTAAAAAATCGTAGGCAAACACTGCTCATATTATACGCATGATAATAATCTTTAAGGATAATTTCCATCATGCGCTTCGACCAACCGTAGGGATTACAGGGCTGGTGCGGCATGTCTTCTCTGCAAACCGTCTCGGTGGGTTCTCCGTAGCAGGCCGCACTGCTGGCAAAAACTACTTTGCGAACACCCGCTTTTAGGCAATCATCTAATAATTTAAGCGAACTTGCAATGTTATTATGATAATAACGTGCTGGATCAGTGACACTGGGTCCAACCAAACTTGTAGCACCGATGTGTACCAGCGTATCGACACATAGATTCTGTATAAGCCACCTACTAATGGTGTCATAGTTCATGTCATTTAGATCACTGTGCCAATGTTCATGTTCAACAAACTCGATATCGTTTGCCACGACAGTGTAACCAGATTTCTTCAGCAGTTTACATACATGAGAACCAATATAACCGCCGGCACCTGTGACTAATACGCTCAAAACTTTTCCTCCGAAATATGATCCCTGTAGCGATTACCACTACGTAACCATTGTTCACCGTTTCCCTGCATAATATCAATCATGCGATCAATAGTGCCATTGGTCCAATCACTGATTTTTCCCATATGTGGACTTGGCGCTACTAGACTTTTCTTGACTTTATCCATAGCGTCACTTAAACTCCATGGAGTATATAATCGAGTATGGTCATTTGCAAAGGTTTCAGGGAAACTACGATACGCAGGATATACCACATTACATCCTAGAGCATCTGCTTCACTAACAGTATTACTTACCCAATCTTGCAGCGCACAATTAAACAGAACCTTGCTGTCATTTACAATATTGTAGTAATCGTTTTTCTTTAGATCTTTATAGATAGTAAGCTGACCGCGCTGTTCCATCTTTGCTGCACGCCACAAGTACTTAGGATTATTGCTACGCAATGGTCCACCACTTAGTACAGCAAATTCACAGTCAGGATTACCTGGTTCACCAAAATATTCTTCAATAAGATCCATAAAGAAGTCTGGCTGTTTCTCTTGATCAAACCTTGCAGCAAACACAACACGGTTAGCACGTTCTTTAAATGGTTTGATTTTGTATCCTACGCGACTCTGCACCTCACGTTTACCAAAGCTTAGTCCGCTGATGTTGTAAACTGGTGCGGTCCAGCCAGCAATACGCATATGCGCTACCATTTCTTCATTGGTTGCTAAAACATGAACATTTGGTATTTCGTTGCACATCTTTTCATACAGGCTCATCCAGCGATCCATCCCCCATACATGTACAAAGTCATCTGGATCAATGGTCTGTGCCAGACAACGCAAGTAAATCTGAGGTCGCTGTTCTTGCGGCACTTGACACAGTATATAAGGTAGTGCCTCTATACCTGGCTGGAACATATCTTCAAAGAAGATAACATCGTCTTTGGTAATTTCGCCGTTACGATGCATTTGCACAAGATTCATTAGTTGACTCATACCAAAGTAACTACGTCCGTGAGCGTCTAGGACTTGTCCAACACTAATTGCTTTGGTATTGTCAATTGTCTCACCGGGCACAACTATATAATCAATGCCTCTACGATCATAAACCTCGGTGCTCCACTCTTGTAGTTGTAGAGTGTAGCGTCCTTCATAGGGCTCTAGACCCATGTAAAATAACTTACGCATTTATTATACTCCTGCTAAAAAATTTGTTGTACTAAAATTTAGATTTAACAAGAGAGCATATTCTTCTTTAGCAAATCTAATTTTAACTTTATATGTGCTGCCAGTGGTTGGTTTATAATCTCCACTGGCAAAACCTTCCCACCACCAGTCTACATTATACTGTAGGCCGTGTTTGCCTAACAAATTACTGATCATACAAAGGGCATCCACTGGTGTGTAACCAGCGTTTAATGCTCCTCCTTCAACAGGTAGATGATTTGCTCGTTGTGTATAATGTTCGCAGTTAACAACAACGCTATGGGGAAATTTTTCAAATGCCACTAGACTGTACCATTTACTATTTTATAGTTAATTTCCAAGGTTCTTACTTCCAAAGATCTTATGTCCATGAATTTTAGCATCTCGCATCCAGTTGTTGCTGATACGCTTGCCATCCTTTAGCATGCGATACTGCTGATATACTTCACTTTCGTTGTTGTAGAGATCAGCCTCATTATAAGGGTGACCAAACGTTGTACAAAAACGTAGGAAATCGTCTAGATCGTCAAATACTCGTGTTACTTCTTGTTTCATTGTTATGCTGCCTTCTTAAATACTGTTACGAACTTTTTTCCATCCCGGAAACTCTTATGTACTTTGCTATAAAGAGCTGATTCTTTTCGTATTTTTATTCCATAAGTAAAATCAGTGATCCCATTATATTCAAAAAAATTTTTTCTTATATCTTTTGCTTGAGAAAATTGCCTAGTGCTTAAATCTATCGTAAAATGCCTCATTATACAGCCTTTGAGTATTGTGTTAGTGCGCCGTTTTCGCCGTCTTCAGATACTTCAATCCAGACATTACGGCCTGGATAACGTTCCTGTATCTGTAAATATAAGTCATCACTGATCATTTCGCATGACTTATAATCAAGTTCTAGTGTACGCTGATCATATAATTTTGTCAACCACCTTTTAAACTGAATAAATTCAATGTCGCGATCATCATGGAATACTTCGATCCATACACGGAAATGAAATGTGTGCCTGTGCGGATAACCCAGGAAACTTACATCATATTCGTCTCCAGTGGCTAGTTTAGGATCGTCGAGAGCAGCAGGATATTTGTGGATACCTTCTTTTTGGAAGGTTACCCAGATCATTTTTTTTGCTTTGCGTAAGCGATCTTTTAAACCTTCTTCGTGCATCCTACGTAACATGTACTGGTCATAACTTTCTCTGGTTTCAGCCATTTTAATTCTCCCATACACCGGCGGCCATACCTTTTCCATTGGTATCTCCGCCGCAGTTGTCAAGTTCCTGCTCACCATAAGCAAGTAACTCAATGAAGTCTTCACCATTGGGTGTTTCTAAGTGATACCATTTCAGCTTCATAAAGTCAAATTCTTCGTCATCGGGTAGTTCTATAGTATAATCCCCAAAGCATCCTTTGTCAATGCTAGCACCAAAGAAAATATATTTGTAATCATCCATGTTCTTTACCCAGTCTTGGGTAATGTTATCATCGATACCAGCATCTAGATATTTTTCATAGATATCGTGCCATGAGGTATTTTTCATAACTTCTCTAACATGATTAGAATCATAGCCAGAGCCATCATACTCGTCAATGCTAATATGTGCTGAATCTAACAAACAAGCATTTACATGTGTGATGTTGTCATTTTCGAACCATTCGCCAATCCAGCGTGGATCAGTATCATCAAACACAGGATTCGCATCATCCTCTTCATATGGATCAATCATATGAGAGATGATATGTTCTTCTTCCATGTCTTTCCAAAAATCATACTGTTCTTGGGTTAGTGCGCCAAAGCATTGCTCACCACCATAACCATGAATAAAAATACGATAATAGCGCATCTATGATCCCTGTTTGTCTCTATGCTTTACGTGGTTGTCAATAAAATCTCTAGGAACACTGGGATTAAAATATTCTAGTTCATCAGCGGAATATGTTTCTGGCATACGAATACCGTACTTTTTCATCTGATAGTAAGCCCAGTTAGTGTAGTCTTGTTTGTTTTTAAAGCCCTTCATAATATACCACCTTTACATTTCCTTCGGCCCCGGCAAGGCGCCACGTACTAGCAAAATCTTCCGCTTCATCTTCAGTATCAAATAATATTGGATCAGGCTGATCCAATTGATCCATTTTAGTAACGTACAACCAAGTGTCGTCAACCAATACCTTAACAGCAAACATAGTTTTGATTTTTCCTCTTAGTGAAGTGTTGATTTTTTGTCGGTAAAGTTTTCTTCTGTATAAGGTTTTATTGTTTTAAATGATTTAAATAATTCCGCAACCAAACTATTATAATCTTCATCATTTAGTATTGTTTTATAGAATCTAATTGCCTGTGACATAAGTACACCCGCAAGCATTTCTATGCTGTATTCTTGGGCAAGTTCTAGGTTAATAGAAAATACTTATCAAAGAGCTCTTGTAGATTATCATCATCATTCATTGTTTTAGATACTCACCGGTAATTTAAAATGACACAGTCTGTTCATTGCTGTCATCTTTGATAATTATATCTTGTTCATACAAGTGCCACGGTGTAAATTTTTTTGTGTCCATTAGATCATGTACCCTATGAACCCAGACGCCAGGGTTTGAGACATTAAAATCCTTGTCATCAAATTTAACACAGGCATTATATCCTAGTTGTTCTATATAAGGTATCTTAACGCTAATCTGAGCAATGAAATTTGAACGCTCAGCGAATCCAGATTCCAGCACCCATTCATGATACTTCAAATCATAATCAAGTGTAACATAATGATTAGATTCTAAAACATTTGTAACCATTTCAATCCAAGCTTGGTTTTCCTTGTCGGTGCCGTAGGGTAGTTCGCTGAGTGCAAAACTTTGATTGGCGCCAAAATAAATATGCTCACAGTCATACAAGTCTGCTAGATTTAAAATCTGTTTTGAATCAGCAATTCCTACAACAAATAACGTTGGTAACATATAAGCAGGAGTATGCTCAATTTCTTCACCTAAGAAAAACTTTACGTTACCTTGATCTTTATTGTCTTTGTAATCTCTGATCATCGATCATAATCCGAAAAATTCAACTCAAATTGATTTTCGTAAAGTTCCTTCCTTAGGGCAGCTAGTTCATCTCTTACAGCAAGTTTCTTTTTCTTTAATTCAACAAGGTCAAGCTTGGTCTTATCTGATCTATCCACATCACGCTTAGTTTCAAGTTGACTTGTAGCAAGATCCAACCTGCGATGTTGTTCTTCTAAATAACGAATTTTTGATTCTAAATCCAATTTAAATCTCCCTGATTGAAACTATATTATCATACCTAAAACTGCGCCAACCAGCGGCATTTGTGTCCCATACACTGATCACATCTGTGTTGGTTTTTCTTTTTTGATTTACTGAACCTGTTGGCTGTGGAACAATGTCGGTTTTTAATGTACAGGTCATGACGCGTTGGTCGCCATTAACCTTTGTAAAAGTAACTTCTAGCAAATTGTCTTTTAATTTTGCTAGCAATTCTTCTTTGTGCATGTTCGCCTCTGAAATAATATGCTTAATATAAATTATACAGGTTTAAATAAATTAGTCAACTGTATTTTATTCTTAAAGATTTTCATTTATGGTGCTGGTGTTTGTTTTCAAAATATGTATGGGTTTGGAAGGCTGCGGTTCCATATCCTGCTAAAAACACCAGCAAAAACAACATTGTGGTCTTTAGGTTCTTTTTCCACGCTGCTCCATCGCTGCCTTTACGGTAACCTTGCCAGAGCCAGTATAATCCTCCAATGGTTAATATCACGCTGAGTGCTATAATCCAAGGACTGTTGGCTACTGCCGCACCGCTGGCACCAAAAATTAAAAATAATAATCCGTTAATATAACATGCTGGGCACATTTCTCCACTCCTAAATCTTTACTTTTGCCTGTGCTAGTTTTTGTGGCTCTACATCCATGCTTACATTCCGTGTGCACATATTACAACAACTTTGAGGAGCAGCCTGCTCTTTAAACCAGTTAGTAATTGTAGAAGAATCACTGCCTAGTGACAATTTTTTGTAATTATTGAAATAATCTCTCCAAGTTTCTTTTTTATTTAACCCTAGGCTTTCACCGTTGATCAAAAGTCCCGCAACTGCCGGACATTTATATAGGTCACCTTCAAACATATTTACAAAAGTTCTAGCCACACAGGTATTCCAACTACTGGCAAAATCATTGCTAAAATAACTGTAATTTGGCTCGCTGTCTTCGGCGGTGCCTTGGTAAAATGGCCACCAAACCGTTTCTTTATAACTTTCTGTCCATTGTATACTAGCACCACTTTCATTTATCCACCCGCGCTGTTCACCATAACCATTTTGTACTGGCCCATTTTCATTTGTCCAAGGTTGGAATTTGCCAGTTGCTAGGACAGCATCTATAAAATCAGTGATTACGCTGGTATAGTCCGCTAAATGCTGACTTATAATAAAATTAACGTTATACTTGTCAATAAGAGTTAAATGTCCTTTGGTTAATCTAAGACCATTGGTTTGTATTGCTAGACTGCTATTAGGCCAGTATTCACTACAACCAGCAAGCCATAATTCCAGATCAGGATTAAGTAAGGGTTCGCCACCAAACATATTAATGTAGGCTGGTTCTATGTGTTGACTCCAGAACGCTAGATGATCCGGATTGTATCTAGTTATTCCTTTAACTACCCTGCTATCACTAAAAGTAATACAGCCACTGCAACTTAGATTGCAAGTTTGTGCTATAAACAGATCTAAATTAGGGATAGTAATCATAATTTTAGTTTTGGTAGCTGATCAAGAAGTTTATAGTCGTTGTTGTGTAACTCTGTTAGCATTTCTTTATATTTAGAACGAACTAAATCTTTTAATTTTAAATTAATCTCCTGCTTTATAGGATCATTTTTATAACTATTAGCAGGATCACGCCAACGATCAAATTCTGCCACACAATCATACTTTCTCATCCATACAGCAAGTTTTGTATAAAATTCTTGTGCTGGATGATTGGTTTGCATATAGATGTATTGTGTATTTGCAGCACCTCTATAAAATCTATGTTGAAATTCAGTGTGCCCGTCAAACACAGGATTAACTGCTATGGTGTCCCAAAATGTTTCGTTATCTAATAAATCTAAAATTTTGAGTTGTGCTGGGCTTTTAGAAAAACATTCACTGAAGCCACTGATCCAGCGTTGTACTGGGTCTCTCAAAACAATCATTTTAGGAATATCTCTACTACGTCTTATTGCTTCACTTACTTCATCACTGGGTTCAAACCAATTATTTTCTCGGAGGACTTGTCTAATAAAAGCACTGCCACATTTTGTTACACTAATCCAAGCAACATCTAATTGTGGTCGTGTTAATAGATTAACATGTGCAAAATTAGGATTCATTGATTATCCATGTGTTAGAGTCTTGTTTATACTTAATAACTAATCTAGATTTATTACCTGATAATCTAATGCACGGAACACTCCAATTAGTATTAGTACAATCTAATGTATGTTTATCAGTAACTAATGTCCAGGTTATTGCTGCAAAAACAGGCACAGAAAAACCAGTGATGTCCACACTATATTCAATCTCTGGGTTGTGTAAGTCAATACTATCTAACTGTTTTAGAAAAAGTAACCCTGGGAAATTTTTAGCTAACTTTTGCTGTACGTCTGATAAAAATTGAGTATTGAAACTGTACTTGTCACGAATAAGTTTGTTAATAAAATCAGTAAAACCATAAGCTATATCAATGCCAGGATTAAAATCTGTAAGTTTAGTATTTTTAAAAACATAGTTTGATGAATTATCATATATACCTAAACTTAAAATAATATTGTCTGGATATAATGGTTTGTTAAGTAGATTACAGTGTTGAGCAATTCGGAGGAACCCTTCTTCAAATATGTTACTACCAATAGTTTCGCTGATAAAAAAGTCAACGTCGTCGGTATTAAATTTAAAAAAGTCTCCATGCCAAACGGTTATCTTGTCTGATAAACCTAGTTCTTGTACAACATATTCGCAGAGTCTAGCCCTGTGGTAATCTCTTTCAACAGCATAAACTTTTTTAGCGCCATGCTGAACTGCTAGTACACTTAACAACCCGGTACCGCTGCCAATATCGCAAACTATTTTATCCTGTGCTTTTTCCCTTAATATATCATTGTAAAAGTTATTCCTTGCCACGTCATTGATCATCGGTAGGAATATACCATCGTCATGATCCCATTCTAGTTTATTAAGGGTATCTTCAATATTGGCTAGATCTGGCCTAGACATTTATTTTGTTTGTGCGGGAAGTAGATAGTTATAAACGCCCATGCCACTGTCAACGGTGATCTGTGTTACACCATCATCGCTGATTTTGTATGTAATATCACCGCCAAGCCCTAGGATTTTGCTAACCTGATCAACCGGCCAGGCCCATGATCTTTCTAGCTTGCCACCTACATCATGTTGGAAAATAAAGTTACCAGCATGTGTGCTAACATCGCCAAAGCTAAATTTTAGATTCTTTCCCTCTGTGCGAGCAACGAACACCGTTTCTTCGCTGTGAGCACTAATCATCATTTTTAGACGTTGGATACTTGCTACCAATGGCTGGAAATCAACACCCCATTTAACTTCCTTCATGGTAACGCTTTTTAGTTTGTCATTGATAATTTCACTGCTCATAAAGCGATAATCGTTTTGGAAATCACCGTTGGCATTTTCAAAGTGAATACCCACCGGAACCTTGCTACCATTGCGTTCTTGTGTGTTGATGCTGATCTTAGATTTTTCAGCGTATTCTGGAATGCGTAGAATAATGCCTAGTTTATCTAAGTTGGGCATTCCAAAAGTACCCATAAATTCTGCTACCGGTGTGTGAAACTTGCCTTTAAGAATAACACTGCGATCTTCGGCTAGTCCCTCGATGGTTGTAGCTTCGTCAGTGCCTTCGATTTTAACCAAGCTGATAAAACCTAGGCTATGGGTGTGCTGAACGATATCTAATAAATAATCTCTCATTGAAAAAATCCTTTTGTTGATTGATTACACTAATTATATAAACAGTAGTTAGCTAAGTCAATAAATTAAACTTTTTTATATTTTTCAGAAGCTTTCATGAATTCCGCAGATCCCACAAACATCATAGTACCATTTACCTGATATGCCATATTTTTGTTGTCTCTAAGGCAATGATCCACTAACCAACTTAGTACACGACTATCTATCATTTTACCACACTCTCTAACGTAGTAGTATATAAATCCATTTGAATCGCGTAAACTCACTATTACATTACTGTGTTCGGGCTTCATCCACTCTGGAAAATAATCTCGCAGCAACCATTCGCAGTTGTATTGTTGACATAAATTGGGTCTTTGTTCATAGATGGTACACAGAGAGGTAGGATTTAAAAAATGGCAGGGCCTTCCCGGAAAGAATTTATATCCATGTGCTTCGCCATCAAGCCAGCCTTCGCAGCATCTTGTACAGGTTCCACAGTTACGAGTTTGGCTGGTCATTTAATTAAATAGAATTCATCAATATATTTGTGTACACTGGGTTTAAGATTGTTCCACGCAGGTTGATAATATGCCATAACATCACCCCTCCATTGAACCGATGACCTACTTTTCTTTGCCTCCACTAGTTCCTGTAGTTCGCTGGGCCAATCCGCATATGGAACATAGATAGTAATAAATCCAACCTGGGGGCTTGACAGTTTTTCGGAAAACAGATCACCGGGCTTTTTAACAATAATATAACTCCAAGCACCATCGTTAACAGATCCAGTGTCAACTATATCAAAACCTACACCGTAGAGTAGATTACTCATTATTTCTTTAGTGTTTAAGCATCTAAATCCGTTGTCTAACATTTCTAAACTGCGTCTTTGTTCACAGTTATTATATGTAGATAAGAAAACGCCGCCGGGTTTTAAGCAGGTAATTACTTGCTTGGCTATATCTTTAATTGGATCCAATGGCAAATATTCAAATAAATTTATACAGGTTGCTATGCCAGCACAGGATTCGGGAACGTCTGTGATGCTGCTATATATCCTTAACCGGCGTCTAGCATAAAAATCATTGAACTTACTTTTTACCGCAGCCTCAACGTCCTTGTTTTGGACAATACAGTATTGTGGCTCAGCGGCATTCATTTCTATTGAAAATACGCCATCGCCTGGATTAACTTCTAAACTAGCATGCTGCCATGTTGTGTAATATCTAATCACAGCCTGGCATTTTTCAATGATATCAGTGCTTAGATAAGAATTCCTGTGAACATATTCAATGTCCTCATTGCTGTTTTCAGTTCTATCGTAATCACGCTGAATTATTTGTTGTTCCACCTTACGTAGGTCCGTGTTAATTTTGTTGCTAAGTTCTTTTAAATTTTCATTGTACAGATTAACAGCGTGTTCAATTGATGCTAGATTTTCTAAACAAGATTGATGAAGGTTATTGTATTTAAATCTTTGAAGTTGATCGTTTAACACGGTTTTGTTCGTTAAAACTGTTGATGATAGATCAATGTTTATTTCGGCGATTCGTCTTTTAAACGCATCTAATAAACTATGGCTATGGTATAATCTGCTCATGCAGATATTTATGTGGGTAGTTTACTCAAAAGTAAATAAACTGTCAAACGTGTTTTTTGTCTGCGTTTTTTCTTTGAGGTTCCAATCTAGAACTTCGAGAAGATTACCGATCTTTTGGTCTACAATAGTATCTTCCATTGCGTCATCATCAAAAGGTAGTTCTTTAAACCAACGAGGAAGATGTGTTTCGTCTGTGGGATAACCAACACTGGTATAGCCTAATGGATTGTTTTTTAGTTTACATACAATGGTTTTCATACCATCAACTATCTGCATGCTATAGTTATCCCCGTTAAGTTTACGCAGATAATTCCAATTCATTGCTGCTCTAACATGCCCGGGCATGTTTGTCTTGCCTTCGCGATCTTCTTTGGCGGTATATGTGGTCAAATTATTTACACGTTTAGGAGTACCCTTTTCCCAGCCTGGCCTATTTTTAAATTCGTGCTTGAATTCTTTGATGCGTTCAATTATGTGATCTTGCTTCTTGCCTGTGAGCACATCCAGCAATATTTCGCTGAGGAAATCCTGCATAACTTTTGGTGTATCACTGCGCTTTAGGTCCAAGCCCATGGCTTTTACTTTGCCGGGCTTGCCATCTGTGTCGCTTCGATACCCTTCTGTGTCAATGACCAGTGCAGCATACCGTTTCTTGGTAATATAAAGACCTTTGGTAGCAACAATTTCTCTTGCTGCTGCAATGATTTCGCCATTCTTCCGCGGACAATGGAAAGCACGTTCCATAAATGCAGCAAAGGTTTCATTAACCGCTTCGCCGATCTGGTCATAGAGTCTAATACATTCTTCTTTACCCCAGGACATTCTGCTTTGTTCAACTTGCTCATGAATAACCGGCCACGCACTAAAATAAACTGAATCTGTATCGCCGTAGATCACACAATCACCAGTATGGTCATATTTTTCTGTGAGGAGTTCATTTACTTTTGCTGCCATGTGTTTGGCAATACAACGTCCGGTGAGTGTAGTGCTTTGTCCAATACGATGATCAAAGAACCTACAACCTGGATTAAGAATAGCGCCATATAAACTATTCAAGTTAATTTTTTTAACCAGCTGTCGCTTGTCCCAGAAAGCACGTTGTTCGCCTTCGCTTTCTCGCATCTTTGCTTGTAGCTCTTTGCGTTCAGCATACCATCGTTCCAACAAACCCGGCACCACGCCCTTCTTTTCATAGGTTATGATAGTGCCATTGGCACTGAGCATCCATGGTTTATTGCTGTCGTAGATTAATCGCCATGTATCTGCTGCGCTTAGTGTATCACTGTCACCTGACTCCCAGTCAATGGTAATTTCTGTGCCAGTCTCCATGTTCATTACAGCCTGATATTCTTTACTTCCAAATTCGCCTTCCCAGGCTTCTGCAAAGCTTCCTTTTTCCATTTTAGTTTTTACGGCATGGTCGGTTATAACTGGTCTCAGCTGACCGACTATGGTTTCCGGCGCCATGTTTAACGCGCGGATAACGCTGGGATATAGACTGTTTAAGTCAATGCTGCCAATCCATTCGTGCAGGCCTTTCTTTGGATAAGCAACGTAAGCACCTGCGGCTGTGGTGGGTTCACCGTCTCTATTTCTACGATTAGGAACAACCAATCCTTTCTCGTGCGCTTCGTTGATAATGGCCTGTTCTGTAACAGCTACAGCGCCCATGGTGGTTGGTAATAGCACAGTGTTAGCGTGAGCAAGTTCGTTGGCTAGATCAATAAATTTTAGTTTAGCATCCAATTTGTGTAACAGCATGGTATCTTGTCTGTTGTAATCAATAAATGTATAAAAATCTTGATTATACAATTGGTCTAATGTGCCTTCGTAGGCAACCTTGCGTTCATTGAGTTCATATTCACCGATAGCATCTAAACTATAACTGTGCATTTCGTGATAGGTATACTTACGATACAGTTGCATGTAATCTAGATGTTGTCTACCAATTAAATCAAACGTAATATTTTGTGCGCCAAATCTTTCAAATGTTCGCTGTTTGGGATATTGGCCCCATAAGCAGAAACGTCTTGTATCATCTTTGCTGAGTACACGGGTAATTCTCTGTATGGTATAGGGAATATCGTAGCCTTCTGAGTTCCAACCACTTAAAATATCAGCATCTTCAATGAGATCTAAAAAAGTTACCAGCAGGTCTTCTTCTCGATCAAACAAAAATGTATTATCAAAACCTGCCACAGTCTCTCTAGCAGTTTCGATGCTCATGCTGCGTGGAGGAATTGCCAGTGTTACCAATTGGTTTAACCAGCCTAGATATACGCTTATTGCTGTAATTGCATTAAATGGATCTTCAGGAGTTGAATATCCTCGTTCCGGATCAAAGTCAACTTCAATGTCAAAGAACGCGGTTTGAAGTTTAGGGGCATCAACTCCTAGATAATTTTCAGCTAGGCACCGGAATATGGGATTGATATCACTTTCCCAAATTCCTTTGCTGCCATGCATTTTTACTTCTTTATGGAATTCTTTGCCGTTGCGTGTAGCAAAACGATTTACAGGATTACCATAGATCGTGCGAAACTTACCTCGCGGATCATTGTAGTAGAATACATAGTTAGCAGGAAATTCTCTGTATTCCCTGCGTCCCGATATACGTTCTACAATGTAGATTTTGTCGTGATCTCTGTCAAAGAAAGCGTCTACATAAGACATACTAGTATATTACTGTAGTTTACCAACCGTAGCAAGAATATTTTCTAGTTCTGCTAGATCTTCGCTGTGACGAGCAAAGTCTGCCTTGTATGCTGTGCGTACCGCTTTTTTAAGAACACCAGGTTTAATCTGCATTTCTTCAGCAATCGCTTTTACGGTGTCGTTGAGGCCTTCGGTGAGATCATCAATCTCCTGCATAACTGTGAGGCCTTCGTTGATTAGTTGGGTTAGCTTGGCTTTTTCTTCTTGATTAAAAACTCGATCGCTACTCATTTGTTACTCCATGTTATAGCTAATATTACTTAAAAATATTTGGTAGGTCAATTTTTTTATTTCCACAAAACTTGTCCAAAATTTTCTGGCACAAAACCAAAGTATTCACATTTGTATTTGCTTTGCGGAAACCAGGATAAATGGTGCCATTCGTCTTTGCGTTTTAACATTTGTTTTGCGCCATCCTCCCAATCAATTGAAAGTATTTTTGGTTCATATTGTTGTCGTAGATCCTCTATTGGTTCCCATTGATCACTATCATACTCCCAGTGTAATATTTCAAACATAGTTCCATCTGCTAATATGTATTCCATGCTTATGTCTAACCCCCATCTTGGGCGTTGTTGTAGTACTCTGTGTATTCTAGGATTTTCCTTGGCCAATCGCCATAATTGTTCACTGGCTGCATCCTTGTACGCTCTGCGATATAGCATAAAACTATGATTCATTACCACCCCTTCTTTTTCATTAGGTATTTGTATGAACCAATCTGTTTTTTGTGCTAGGTCAGTTTCACTGTAAAATTTACCATTGTTGGCACGTACTAGTTCTATTTCTAGCTCAGTGAGACTGAATCCATTTGGAGCCATTAGATAGGTTGGATCTTTGCTCAGATTAAATTCGTTGCAGGGATTAGTGTAATAACCTAATGATTCTAACGTATCATTTTTAATTTGCAGCATCTTTAGGAAACATCTTTTGGAATGGGAAATCGTAGATTTTCAAATCGCCGCCCTTGGTGGTTTCGGTAGGATTTTTTTCTCCCGGATTTTTAGGGATAAATTCTCCTTGGGTTGGTCTACCCTGTCTTGCTCGTTCTCTTGCTTTTTTTAACTGCTGTTCCATCTGTTTGTTATAGGGAAATTTATAAAGTCTGTCCTTGTTATCTACCATTGCCCACATGGTCACCCATTTCTGATTATTGTCCAGTGTTATTTCGTGATATTTGTGAACAAATTTTTGTGGTTTTTCATATAACGGGGTACCTAAAAACTCTTTATTGGTTACAAAACTTAAATAGACGGATAAAAAAACAAGAGGAACAATGAAAAACTTTTTCCAGGTCAGCTGAATAAACATTGGTACCATGCAGACAATTCCAGCAAAAATCCAGATAATTGCCAGTTGACTTGTTGTAATATTAAACTCAATCATCATGGTTAAGGCACTCCCTTGTTTTCTCTAAACATTGCTCCATCAAGGGATTTAATTTTTGCAACTATTAGTCTATTGGTTTCATCAAAGCTGACTTGATCGTCTTTGATTGTCATTTCGGCTATAAATTTTTCGTCACCTTCGTTTTCTAGTATTACTTCTTTTACCTTGAGAACTTGATAAGGATTAACACGGATTATTTCCACTGTAACCTTTTCGGTAGGTTTGTCTTTTTTCAATTGTTTTGCATGGAATGCGCTGTACCAATGTGCAGTCACCAGAATTGTTCTATTACCACTGCTCCTAATAGATACTACTTCTCTGTTTAGTTCTTTTTCAATTACAGTTGGTTTACTCTCATCGAACATTGCTGTGTCATTGCGAAGTCCTAGATCGTCCCTGTCGAGGTTCATTAATCCCTCGTCTTTTGATCTAAAACTAACCGTATGCTTGTTGTTATCTTGTACCCATAAGTCAATGTCGTTTGCGCTCTGGTCATCCCAGGTCATGATAACTAGATATTCGGCCTTGGGATCAAAGTCAAATTTCTTTGCGACAGGATTTATTAAAATAAATGCTAAAAGAAAGAGGAATGTAAATCCTACTAGTAGATTAAACAGCAGATCAATAAAACCAAAACTACTTTTAAATCTGTCATGGTTTCTCATCTTCTGACTTCTCTACTAACAACATTTGAAATTTAATTAACACACTACAGATTAACCCTATAAGTGTTGTGCTCAATGCTGTGCTCATTCCCACTGCCATGGTTGCAATTGCTGTTTGAATATTCTTTGTGTCAGAAACATCCAATGAGGTAAATGCTGTTCCTAGCATCATAAGGAAACCAGCAACTGTGCCAATCATACCAATGGTTACCATGGTTTCGCTGGAAAACCAAACGTAGTCTGAAAGTTTACTATTTCTTAATTGATTGTTTTTACTAATATATCCTGTTAGCAGCGTAGATAAAACAAATAGACCCAGTATTACAAAACTTAATTTTGTAATGTCCGCGTTATATAATGCATGCCACCAACCTAATTCATATACAACCACGCCGGCGAAAACATAGCATACAACTTGTATCCACCATTTTAGAAGGCTATTATTAAAAATCTTTTTTAATTCCATACAAGATTAACCTTTATTGGTCTTTAGCCATTTATTATATGCTTGAAGTACTTCATCCCGTTTGGCATATGGACTTACATCCAGTGTTCCAACTTCCACATAGAATTCTTGTGGATAAAACTTATCCTTGTATTCGAAGCCCCCATCTCTTACTTTTTTATAAATTGAAAAATCGTTTTTGCTAACGTTGCTGTCTTCGTGCCTGGTATTTCCTAGCGCATAAGTAGTACCATTTACAACTGTTTCTTCTTCTTTGTCAAAATCTCGTCCAGCAACATACTCTATGTTACTTGCTTCTAGCATGTTTATTGTTTTACGTATATACGATGCAATAGTCATAGTAACATTCCTTTATAACAGAATTATTTATCTATAATTTTTACAGTAAGATTTGTTTTACCTTTTATAACGCGATGGTATGTTTCTCGGGGTATGTGTATCACATCGCCCGGAGCAATTTGTCGAGGAAGTTGGTTATCTAACTGAAAACGCCAACCCTGCCCTTCTAACACATGAACTTCTCTGTCGGTGGCATCCCTGTGCCAGACAAGGTCGTCAACGTCTACTAGTGTAGAAAATTTACGGATTCTTGTATTGTGATTTACTTGTTCTGTATAGGGCTTTACCACCAGGCCCCGCCCTTAACACCCAGTGATTTATAACGTGGTGTACGGCATGCCCAGTATCTTGCCGTAGTTTTATCATTAGCCTGCTTGCACTTATGACGAGCTACGAAACTGCGAACACGATCAGGATCGCCAGACTTAATCTTTAGTCCAGTTGTATCACCCCAGGTTACTTTCTTAACATTACCAGTCTTGGGATTCTTTACATATACATAGAACTTCTTAGGACCGCCGCGCTTGGGAGAGTTTAGATCCACATCCTTGCCCTGATACTCTGCTTCCGCCATGTCCTGTGTTGTGACATCGTTTGGCTGGCCAGTCATTGGAGCAACCACAACATAATTTCCAATAGTGGTATAATTTTGATGTGCCAATTGTTTCTTTATATCTTGCGGGTTACCTAGTTTATATTTTTGTGCAGCCACAGATAAGTTTACTTTATCTAAAATTTTACCTTTTAGATCTTGTATTACTACAACTGGGTTTGGTGTGTTTGTTTCCAAAGAGCCTTCCGCCACACCTTGCTTTGATTCGCTCTCTTCAATAGGAACATCAAGAGGAACACGCTCGCCCTCTACCATAATGAATTCGCCAATGTCTGTGCCAAGTAATTCAGCATCCTGCCAGTCAACATCCAGCTTGCCTTCGACAAACATACGTTTGGCTGTTTGATAGAATTCATAAAAGGCATCACTGCCTGGTCTAAACAAGCATTCACTAAAGGGAATATTTAATCTAATATGTTCTTTGATAGCAAGTTCAACATCTGCATTTTCAGGAACGCAATTAGGAACGGTCTTACCATTCTTCTTTTTAGTACCTACAGGTTTGTATCCGTCCCAACAAGGATTGTCTTTGGGATCACGTAGACCTTCTTGTTTAATTGGACTAGTAAACTCGCTTAGACGCATGATAACTTAGTCTACTTCGACCTGCTTGACAGCATACATATGTGCGTTTTCAATAGCTTCCATAGCCTCGATAAGTTTTTGATGTGCATCTGCAATCCATGCTGTATCGCCGCCTTCACGCTCTACCATTCTACTGAGAACAGCATTTTCTCCTGTTACTGTTAACAGGCGGTTCATCATATTAAAAATTTTGCTAAAACTATCATCAATAGCCATTGCAGAACTTGTTGCTTCTTTAACTGCAACTTCAATTGTGTTTAGATTGTTGCCTTGGGCTGTTTCGCTCTTCATAAAGTCGCTGTAACGTGTACGGATATCACCAACTATATCTTCCTCAACGTCTTTTTTAGCTTCTACTATAGAAGTGCTTTCCGCAGATTCTACGATATCATCGGTGGTTTCTTCCTTGCTTAGTTCATTTAGCCTTCGAACTAGATCCGAGAATGAATTATTCATGATTTACTCCAATCACTAAATTTAGTTTTAACATTTTCTTTTTTCATTGACTTTTTATGGGTTTTACCACAGGATTCATCAGTTGATTCTGTGGCCAGATCAAAAGCCATCTGATCCATGGCTTTTTCTTGCTCTTCCGGGGAATTCATTGGGCTTTGTTCATATTCTAAGTAATGCTTTACACTGCTAATATAGTCTGCGGCTTTGGTAATTTTTGCTTGAACCCAGCCTTCTAAACCTTGTTCTTCGCTGATGCCTTTTAACATGTCATGAAGTTGAATGCTGTATTTTGCGAGCTTGTATAGGTCTGCGCGAGCCATTTGGACTTCGTGGTCCTGCTCGCAGCGATTTGCCATGTCACCTAGGTGACCTTCGTTTATAATTTTTAATGTTTTTTGAATATCTTTAATTTCCATATTCTGTTACCCCAATAAAAGTATACTATATTTATGCTAAAGAGTCGCTAGAGGAGTTTTACTATTGCGCTTTAATGCTCCGCCACCAAACAAACTAACATCCATGTCAAGCGCATTGTCTGTGGGTTTCTGCATTTTTGGCTTCTTTTTACTGTGTGCCACAGCTGGATTTACTACAGTTGCTATATTACCTGCGCTGGTAGCGCCGGCGCTGGCTGTTTCTTTTATCATAAATTCTTTTGCTCTCATAGTATAAATCTTCCATTATCGTGTGGTATTTCATTATCTTCAACCCACATTTTGCCTAGGGTAAAATTACCTGTAAGCCCTTGTATATTTACAATATTTTCGCCATTGGGTAAATTGTAATATCCTAAAAATCTATAATATCCCATTTCAAATTCGGGGACAACAAAATCACGTTCTATCACAAGGTCGTTGTTTACAAATATTCTATAACTAGGGTTATCTGTAAATTCTTCGCAGTGTATGTCAAAACTTAGCTTCATTTGCTGTCTCGCATGTTAAAAGCAAAACTAACCTGACGAGCTAGTTGTATGCCTCGATCACGCTCTTCTTTTTTATCAGAAGTTTTCATTTTGTTTGCTTTAGCTCTAAGTTTTCTCAGTTCACCTTTGCTTAATTTTTCTCCAGCACCTTTGCCAAGATAAAGACTGGCTTTTCTTTTTAAACTTCCTGGCCTGCTACCTGGTTTGGCACTACCTGTAAAATCTTCAATGAGTTGTTCAAGTTCTTCAAGACATTTCTGTAATTGTTCATCGTATAATTTCTCCTCAGTTAGATTTCTTTCTGTTAGATTTAGGGTTTCCATAGCTGTGCCTCCCTGGTGTGGATTTTTTAATCTTAAGTTCTCTGTGAGGCGCAATAGTAACACTTGTTCCACTAGCAAATGGTACTGAAATGCTGCCTCGTTCATCTAACTCTTGTTCTTTTAGTCCAAGATTGAAAAGTGTATCGGGATCTGAATTCTTTCTTGCTTTAGCATGTAGTAGTGGTGGGCGACCGTCACGATCAACTTTGAAACCCATTTTTGCTGCCTGCTTTTTAATTTCATCTGGTCCTACATCAGGCGTGGTGTTTACACCTTTGACAACTCGACCCACTCCCATTTCGTTTATGGATTCGTCTTTTACTTTCCACTTGTCTACTAGATAGTTTACTAGATCCATGTGTGTGGCCATACGATTTTGTTGCATAAACTTTAAAATATTAACCGCATCTTCTCTGTCTAAATTGCCAGGCTTTCTAGCATTGCTAAGTTCAGTTCCTAGTCCGTGGTCATCGCCATCATTATGATAATAGCGGAACCCTCTTACCAAGTCTTTAGCTTTTTTACCCAAATCAGCTTCAGTTTTGCCAAATATAACTTCAAGCCAGGGTTTTAACCAGCGTGATCCGCTACCACCACTGCGAAATGTTTCTGGGCCACTTAGTTCACTTTTCATTTGCTCTACACTGGCTGCTTTGGCAGTGTTCTGTAATCTCCACGCAGATTCATCTTTATACAAATAAGTTGGTATACCCAGTGTTTTTGCTAGTATTAGAAACTGTCTGGTCTTAGCACTAGCGAATGGATGCTTTTCTTTTAGTAAAACATGTATACTTGTAACAGGGTCCATGGGCATAGTAGGATCTTTGCTGAATATACGATCCTCTGCTTCTTTGTTACGTCCAGCAATAGAGAACCCAGACCAATAGTCCACTGGTTTAACTGGATAGCGATCGCTGATCCAGCGTCCATTCAATACAAACATTACTGCTGAATTACCAACTCTTCTGTGGTATTCGCCACCTTTGCTGCGAGCAGTGCTTAGGAAAAAGTTATGACCTTTGGGATTAATATCCTGCTCAACACTGCCTGCTACGCTGCTTAACTGAAACTCGCCGGATTTTAAAATATTTAATGCTGGGCCAATTGTGGTATAGTGATAGACTATATCAGTAGCACGTTCATTTATTTGAGATTCAGAACTAAACTGTTTGCCTTGTAGTTTAACATTGGCAAAGTCCTGTATAATTTTCCAGGCTTCTTTATTTTGTCCTTGATCAATTAAATCCTGAACTATGTCCACCAGTTTAGGATTGCGTTTGCTGGCATCTGCGAAGAATTTAAAAACTTCCTCAAACCCCAAGTTGCCAGGATATACAGCTTCGTTAATTGGTTCGCGAAATGTAATCACACCGCAAGCAAGTCTATCTCCAGCATTACCGGTTTTTAAGCTTTCGTCGTTGCCGCCACGACCTAAGTCATCTTCGTTGCTGTGGATAACTATTGATCTACCAACCACACTTCTCTCGCCGCGCAGCGTAATTCTATCAGCTGCAATTCCTATGTTTGCTATGCCATTTTCATCCGCAACAATATTACCAAGATCTCCAACATGTCCATTGCTAAGGTCACCATGATCTACATTGTCAGGATTGAAATGTCCTCCTGCAGAATCGCAGCCTTGGCTTAGATCTCCGAATTCATGTATATGTAAGCCGTGCTTACCCGGAGTTAATCCTGTTATTTTACCTACAACCAGTGTGGGTCCGCTGCCTGCTTGTTTTAATAATATTGTTCCTTTTACACTTTCGTTGTGTTCTAGTACACAGATTGCTGTAACTGATTCCTCTGTTTCTGCAATTTTAGAAACTATTTCACAGTGACAAGTAGATGCCTTAGTTCTAGGGCACGACTCATGACTCTCACCAACATGCTTGAAGTATTCAATCTGTCTTAAACGTTCTTTAGCCTTTTTTTTACTGGGGTAAGTGCCCATGCGCTTACCCTTTTTACTATAAACGGTATACTGACTACCAGTCTTACGGATTGTCTCTGCTAGTTCGCTTTCACTGTGAATCTCGGGCTGGTCTTTTGTGCCGCCAATTACTTTCCACTTTAAACCCAAGCGTGATAGATCCTTGGTTAGTTTATCTAACATCTCCTCACTGGGAGGAATAATAACCATATCAGTTTCGCTTTGTCCATATTCATGTGGATCTTCTTGTCCTAGATTTGGATAGTGTTGGCCAATCTTATACCAGTCAAGCTCACCGGGGGTGTCTATTACCACAGTTCTCTGTGGCATAGTCAACAAATCTTTTTGGTAGCCTTCGGGATCTGGCTCTACATAAGGGCCTTCAATATCTTCTATTCTATCATAATAGTCAGGAATTTCTGCTACATGATCCATTGCTATCTCTAAGGCTACATCAAAGTTTTTAGTATGTTCTGATTCTTTAGCAAGACCCTTTTTTAGTTGATCAACAACCTGTTGCAGTGATATATTATGTTTTTTAGCAATTTCAGGAATACTTGGTGTATACACGCTGGAAAGATCGCCGGCTGTTGCATCGTCATTTAATAAGTCATTTATCTGTATCTCATTTTCTTCGTTCTTCTTACGTCCAGCACAATGCGCCTTCTGACTGAAGCCTTTTGGATTGTTGCAGTTTATTGAACGCTTGTACTTCTCGCTCCATGCTTCGGTTGCTAGTCTAATATTCTTTATTACAGTCTTTTTTACATCTTCGCTGAGAGGACGCTGAACGTCTAGTGTCCAAATGCGATTGATAACTTCACTGAGTCTTTCAAAATCTATTAATGCTTCTGTGATCTTATTTTTCATAATTTTATGAATTTTAGCATCATATTTGCCATAGAGATCTGCAACAATTTTCTTCTGTGTTTCATTATCTGCACCAGCAAAATTGCGGCGCAGTTCTGTGGCACTACGCATGGGTTCGCCTAGCACTGTAAAATCCAGTGTGGGAACGGTTGTGATATAACCATGCTTGTCAAGGCTTTCTAACTGTTTTAAGTTAGGTGCCATGGGTTGGAAATAACTGGGCGAACCATCTTTTTTGTTAGCAAAACTAAATCGTGGATCCTCGGCCATGTCCTTAGCACTTACAGCAAATACAACTGCGGTGGTTGCTGGATCATATGCTTGTAGAATTTCTTCTGCCTTGTAGGGGTTTTTAGTTTGAACAATAGCAGAATCTGGAATGCCAGCAGCTAACATCATAGCACGTTTTTCAGCAAAACTAAAAGGACTTTTAGGGGGGTCTACCTTGTCACTGGTAGCAATAAAAACAGTGTCAAATTTACTGCGTAGATAGTTGTAAACACTGGCATGACCCTTGTGGAAAGGATGGAATCTGCCAGGATATATAGCTACAACTTGTTGAACTGCTTCATGTATACGCATACATGTATTTATTAAAATAGTATTTTAAAGGTTTTCCAGCAACCAAACATAAACTGGGCTAGTAAATTTTAAAATCCAACGACTGTTCCAGCTGAGTTGTAGGTCGTTAAGTCTAGGATTTGGCCATTCAGTGGGATCTTTTTCCGCAGCCTGTAAATACCAAGGTTCATATACAGCAATAGATCCTAGGTTATATGGTAGCATTCCAACGTCGATGTCATCAAACAAGATTCTCTGAATTACTATGCTTGTAGCACTAACAACGCTGTTGTTGCTGTCTAATACCACGTCTTTTTTATAGTTTCTGTTATAGTAATCAATTATTAAACTGTGTTCGTCTTCTCCGTTAACATCCGCGGTAAATTCTACATTAAGGTTGTTTTGGACTATGCCATCAAAAAAGGTTGAATCGTTGATTAATATCCGTGCACGCGGCCAACGATCCTCAAATCCATTTCCAAACAATTCTATATTAAACTTAATTTGTTCCAAGCAATTTATCCTATTCTTCAAATCTGTGATAACCAACATGCCCCAGCTTAATGCTGGTTTCAGCCCAGACTTTACCACCTAATTGCCGCCAGCGTCGGCAGAAACTCCAGTCTTCTGTTAGATATCTGTCTTGACTGTCTATTGTACAATTAAAAAAATCATAGGTGTAATTATCATATTCGTTGCCTAGACCTATGCTGTCTGTGTATTTTTTTGCTCCCATTTCGATCATTTGTTCAAACACCGTGCGCCGTATTAACAAAAATCCAGTGCCAACCATACCTACTTCAATTAAGTTATTTTCAATTTCGCCGTTATGTATCTTGTTAACAACATATTCAATTGGATAGGATTTTTTAGGATATATACCTCCCACAAGATCTTTGTTGCTAGCAAGTAGTTGTAATATCTGTTGGGGGAACCACTTTATGTCGCTGTCGATGAACATTAGATGAGTGCCCTTACCAGCCAGGAACTTGGCCGCTAAACTGTTCCTGCCTCGATTTATATTACTTTCATTAGTCAGTGTGTCTACAGTAAACGGTATTTTGTTTTGCATAGCGAAAACCGTCCAATCTAGATAGCCTTTAAAGGTTGCTTCACTGAGCTGTCCGCCGTAGCAGGGTGTGCAAAAATGTATCATTTTGTATAATCCAAAAATTTAATCAGGCTCATTATTCTCTGTGTCTTTGGAGCAAGGAAATGCTGTTGATTATATTCTAACACAGATTTTATCATTTTCATAATATGAATTTGATCAGCATCTCCACGTTGACAAATACTATAACTTAGACTAAACAATTCCTGCATTCTTTCAACTGGGTTTAATAATAAATCGTAGGTTTCGTTGATCACATTATTAAATGTTTTATAACCTAGATTATGCAGTGTTTTTAATGTATAGTAATTACCAACAATAACAAAGGGCTGTAAATTTAATATGCATTTAAAAGTTTTTTCAGTGATAAAACAGGTATGCTGGTCAAAGTGTGTTTCAACTACAAATTGCCAATAACTATCCATGAAGTGTGGACCATAAATCAGTTTATGATCGTTATGGTCCTTGTCACTGAGATTGTCACATTTATAGGGAATTCCTAGTTCAAAGGCGCTGAGGTTTTCAATTAAGTTCGTATCCAATGACTCCCAGGTCTTTGTGCTTTCTTCGTTTACAGCAGGAGTTTCGTATTGATAACCGGTGTAACTAAATTGAGCCTTTGATAATAATCCTAAACTGTATAATTTACTAGCATAAATCCTACGCCATATTTTATCTGCGCGATTTAAACAGGTAAAGGTGTGTTTTCTTTTACCTAAGCTCACAGATTTAATCCAATCTTTTTTATTGATGTGTAGTAGTCTGTAGTACAGTTCGTCGTCGGGGAAGTAAACGTAAGGTCCTCGTTTATCTAATAATCTATTAGCGGTTACAAAAACAAAATTTTCTTTACTAATATTATGCTTGACTAATAATTCATTAATCCTCGCATCAATGCCTGTACTGTCAACGTCATCGCCTTCGCTGTAATACATCAAAAATTTAAATTTTCCTTGCCGCAATAGTTCCAGACTATGTGGCTCCATCAGTTCAAAAAAATCAATGTCAAGATCAAAAAAGTTTAGGTTTACGGGATAATAAGCAGGATGTTCCCAGGTTTCAGACCGCGTTAATTGACATCGGAATGGAACCTTGTCGAGCATACAGTATTTTAAGAACCTAAACTCGTAACTGTATGGGGCTTTAATGCATAGATCATGCCAGGCATCGGTGCCTGCTCGTAGAGAAAAATCCTTTACTAGATTAGGCACAAACCCAAACTGATTACGGTTATCAAATAACCATGTTATCATAATTGTATTTAATGTGCAAGAACGAGACTGTTAATTGTTCCTGCGGTAAAGTCACTTACAGAGGCTCTAATCCATACGTAGTTGCCTGTAAAGTTATAAAAATAACTGTTTGTTATTAATGTACTTCCGTCACCGGCCAGCGCAGCACCGGTGACGTCAACCCAATCAGTGCTCGCTGGATCTGTTGCTAATGATCCTTGGATTTTTACTGTGCCCGGAAATCCAGTTACCCGTAGTTGAACTGTGTGAACACCGTCGGCAAAACCATAATATCCGTCACCCTTAACCTTGTCGCTGCTGAATGATGTGCTACTACCATCATAGTTACCCACGGCAGTATTATAAGTTGTTGTTGGTAATAGTGTTACTGTGGTTGTTGCTGCCATTATTCCTTAATCACTTCTACTAGTTTGTCTGGTCCTGCTAGTTCCTGAATAACCGCTTCTAAATTTGCGGTCATTTCCACATCTAGCATCTGTGTTGGCGTTTCGCTGTCTCTAAGAAGTTTACTAATCTTAATGACAACTGTTTCTTCGTTGAGTTTAGCCATTGAATACTCCTAACTAGAGTATTTATGCGGTTTGTTTAGGCTTACGGCCTCGTTTTTTATATACCTTTACACTACCATCGGGTTTAATGCTGTAACTTTTAGCAAATCTTTCTGGATCCATGCCTTCGATATCCATAATATCGTCGGCTTTTATAGTTTCGTTCCAGTTTATATCTTTAATAGTTTTAAAATTTATACCAGAAAAGTCCTTAGCTGTAACCCGGGCCTTTATAACGGTGTCTAAAGTAACCAATTTTTTCTCGACCAGTGTTTTCAATAGATTTGAATTCATGTTTTTTTACCTTTTGTTGTTCGTAATATGTTATGTTTTGTATGTATTCGCCAAATTGGAAAAGAAAATAGTTCATTAATGTTTCATTTGTAAACCTATATAAGCTTGTACCCCAGGTATTTTCTCTTAATGGAGGATTGTATAGTGTCCATTTTATGTCATATTCACCAAGTATCTCCCATCTAGTATGCTTATCCAAGTATAGTTCATTGCTGTGATTTCTATAAAATTCTTCTAAAGATTTTTTACTAACGCCTCTCCTCAGGCAAACTTCCCAGGGATGACTAACCGGTCTTTTCCTATACTTAACGTTATATGATTTATTGTCCTTGTTGTCAATATAATAACTTAGTAAATAGAAATTCAAATACTTTTGATAGGAAGTGATTAGGTTATAGATTTTCTCCGTATCATTAAGATAAATCTGTATTCTATCTCGTTCAACTCTAATTTTTAAATCATCAGATAAAGAAAGGCACCTTAGGTTCTCAATGATATTACCGTATATATCTAGATTATCTATATGATCTATTCTAAATGTAAAGGTAGCAGCAATTTTATAATTATATTTTTTATAGAATTTTTTATCACTTAATTCTATGTGTAAATTATAATTTGACTGTAATTTCTTTAATTGGACCAAGTCCATGATTGAGATCCTTTCTTATTATTTTTATTAGCAGATCTTTGTCTTTTGTACGCACTTTAATTTTACAGCCTGAAATACTCTTGTCAAGTATTATCTGCTTGCTAATTGGAACACGTAGCAGTCTATCCACGGTTCTAGCAACTGGCCTTGCTCCCATCTTTTCGTCAAAGCCGGCATTCATAATTAAATCAATGCTAGGTTCATCTATGTTCATCCTGAATCCCTTGGCTTTTAATTGTTCGGCTAATTCGTTAACAAATTTAGCAACAATTTTGCGTTTGATTAGATCGTCAAGTTTATTAAACTTACATACAGCATCAATACGGTTACGAAACTCCGGCTTGAAGAAATCTTTCATGGCCTTGTCATCTTCGCCTTCCCTGGCTGTTCTGCCAAACCCAATTGGCTCTCGTTCCATTTCCTGTGCGCCAAGGTTGCTGGTCATAATAATAATTGTATTTCTAGCGTCTACACGCTTACCATTGGTACTAGTAACAAACCCTTCATCCATTAATTGTAGTAACACATTAGTAACGTCGGGATGTGCTTTTTCAATCTCGTCAAATAATATTACACTGTTTGGATTTCGTTCAATGTCACGAATTAACAAACCACCGCCGAGATTGCTGTCATCGTAGCCAACGTAGCCAGGAGGAGCACCAACAAACCGTGCCACGCTGTGTCTTTCTTGATATTCGCTCATATCATAGCGTAACAGTTTCATGTTTAACCCAGAACTAAGTTGTTTTGCCAATTCTGTTTTACCCGTACCAGTTGGACCTAAGAAAAGGAATACACCAATTGGCTTATCTGATACCGTAAGTCCAGCTTTGCTGACATAGACTTTTTCCATAACCTTGTCAACAACGTTATCCTGGCCATATACCTCTGCTTTAATGCTGTCTTCAACGGTTGACAGGTTGTATGTTTGATTTACATGCTCGCTGAGTTGATCCAAAGGAATGCCTGTAATTTTGCTGCATTCAAGTTCAATAAGTTCTTTGGTAATGTTAGGATACTCTGATTCTAATAATCGCTGTCTAGCGCAAGCACTGTCAATGAGATCAAATGCTTTATCCGGGAGCCGCTTGTCCGTCATGAATCTAACACTTAGATCCACAGCACTGTCAATGCTGTCGGGAGCAATAAGTACATTGTGAAATTCTTCGTAGTATTTTATCGTGCCATTTAAGATTTGTTTTGCCAGCGCCGGGCTAGGTTCATCCACAGTAATTCGATAGAACCGACGCATTAGTGCGCGATCCTTTTCAAAGCTTTCTGTGTATTCTTCCCAGGTGGTGCTGGCAATAACTTTTAGTTTATTACGACCCAAATAGGGTTTTAACATATTAGCAAAGTCTTTGCC